TTATGTGGAAGACGCGAGGTATTCCTCGATCTCCAGCAACTTCCGATACAACGTTTCAAGGTTCTGATTTAAGCAGCTTTCGTTCTGCGCAGCGCGCACGTCGTAATCCTCGCGCGCGCCGTCCTTTTCCGCCATGCGCGAAAAGTAGACCGGGAGCAGCGCCTGCATGCCTGTGCTTTCGTATGCCATGTTCTGTTTTCTCCTTTCCCGCTAGAGTACGCGCCGCTGCACGTCCATAATCAGCTCCACCCCGCCGTCGATCGTAAAATGCGACCCGTTGACGTTTTGAAACACCAGCTGCAGCGCACGCCCGTCGCCGGTAAGGCGGAGTTCAAGGATATCCTCCTCCGCGTCCGGCATAAGGCGTTCGTTATAGACAGTGCCGCTCTCCGTGACCGCCTGAAGCGAGACGATACCGCCCGTGCCGCGCAGAAGCAGTTCTTCCAGGCGTTTGATGGTCGCCTTGGAGTCCAGATCGGTCATCGGCGTTTTCCAGTAAGCGTCGATGCGCGCGCCGTCGTAGGTTTCCCCTTCGTTAAAGCGGCATACATAACCGCCGCCGTCGAGCAGATAGAGCGTGCCGCCCGCCGCGCAAAGCCCGCGCGCAAGAAATCCCCTGCGCACCATATAGGTCCCGCGCGAAAGGTCGTAGGTAAGCAGCGCGTCGTTCGCGCCGGACGCTTCGCTTTCGCGCACGGCAAAATAGAGCGTGTCCCGGCTGGCTGCGGCGGTGCAGGCGGAAAGGTCCGCGCCTGAAAGGAACGTCCTCGCCTTGTCCGCGTCCGCCTTGCGCCGCACGTCCTGCCCGTCGAAATAGTACATGCCGCCGTCGGTGAGGAAATACAGCACGTCGCCTACGCGTGTGCTGGCCGTGTGCACGGGCTGAAGCAGTGAACCGCCGACCGGCTGAATGCGATAGTTGCTCGGCCGGTCGCCCAGCATGCGGTAAAGCGAATCACGCTTGAAGATCAAAAGCTGGTTGCTCAGCGCGAACAGTCCCGTAATCGGGTCGGAATCGGTGCCGACTTCCACATGTCCGCCGCTTACGTTTTCGCTTTCTTCCGCGCTCGTCCAGTCCTCCAGCGTGCGGGTGTCTCCGGGCGACTGCGAATAATACAGCCGGCTAGGGTAGTCCGCGTCTCCCGCGGCGAACAAGCGGGAATAATAGAGCTCCACAAAGTTCACCGCAATGTTGGAAAGACCTTCCGCGCTGCCGAACGCTTCTGCGGTTTCGGACACGCCGTCCCATTTGGCCATTTGCGAAACGCCGCTGGCGACAATCAGATATTCCGTGCTCGCAATCTTGAGCACCTGAAAGTCATACTGCACGGCGCTCGCCTCCGCGGAAAACGTGTAGAGCAGCCGCCAGAGCGCGTTTTCTTCGTCCAGTACATACAGCGCGTTCTGCGTCGTAACGAGGAACTTCGCGCCCTCCGCGCGGTTCCAGACGAACAGCCGCTTTGCCGCGCCGGGGTTCGGAAAGGCAGCGCTGCCGACCCGCGTATACCCTTTTGCAACGCTGAGCCGCCCGCCGGAGGTGTCCATGTTGCAAGCGTCCGGACTTTCGCCGTCGTTGATGCGGTTCTCCGTCGCGCCCTGGTGCAGTCCATAGAACATCGGGATGCGGTATTGCCGTAACGCCATGGTTTCACAACCTCCTCAAATGCAGTTTTGCAACGTGAACGCGTCCAGCTCGCCGCGGTGCGCGCGCATGCAGCGCTTGGCCGCGTTGTAGAGTTCGAAGCAGGCGCGCGCAGCGTTCACGCTCGCGGCGTCGCCGGCGGCCCGTTCCCGCCCGACCGCATAGCCGATCAGCGCCCCATGACACCATTCCGGCAGGTCGGGCACGTCCGTATCGACCTTGAGCGACTCCGGCATATACCGGTACGTCACCTGAATCGCCCCGTCGTCCACGGCGGGCACGCGCAGCTTTTCGCTGCTGAGCCCGTAGTAAAAGGGTAGCCGCACGCTTTCGCGATTGAGTGCAAGCACCTTCACCACCGCGCGCGGCAGACCGCTCAAATCCAGCGTCCCGTCCGTGAGCGTCAGTTCGTCCGTCCTGCGCGGCTGGAGTTCGCTGGTCAGGTCGATAATCGCGTCGTTGAGATAGCGCGTGAGCTTGTCGCGCCAGGCTTCGAGGGTCTGCGCGATGAGCCTTGCAAGGCTTTTCGGCACGGCGACGCTCTCGTTTGTGCGGATGCGGAAAAAATGTCCGTTCACGCCGCCCTCCCAGAACGCTTCTCCGTTTTCGGGGCGGATAACGATCGTGACCTTCGGCTCGCTGCCGAGCGCTTTGCCGGTTGCGGACGTAATGCCGTCGATCTCGGCTTCGGTGATATACTGCATGGGTTACCTCCTTGTTTTCTTTAAATCCACGGGACGCGGGAGGAAAAACTCCTCCCGCAGGTCCCTTTTGTTCCCTGTTACAGGCTCACGCCGTGCTCGATGCGCACGATCCAGAGATTGTTGAGGATTTTCGCCGTATACGCGGCGACCTTTGCGCCGACCGTGGCGCGCTGGTCGAGCGGGTCCGCCGCGCCGCCGCTGCCGCAGGGCTTGACGATCGTCTGCAGACAGCCTTCACCGTCCACGTCGATCACGCCGTATGCGTCCGCGCCGAACACGAGCGTCGCATGGACGTCCATGCCCTTCTTCGTGGCCGCGTCCAGTTCGCCCGCGTCTTCGCTGAAGACGACCGTTCCCGCCGCAATGGCGCTCGAAACGACCGCGGAGAGCGTAACGGTCTTTGCAGACTTGTCGCAGGAAGCGACGGTGTATTCCGTGGAACCGATTTTAATATTCGCACCGGAAACGAGATACAGCGCCGCCGCGTCGGTCAGCTCGTTGAGCGTTACGACCGCGCTGCCCGCTTCGTGCGAGGCGACGGTGGTCAGCACGCTCTGCGAAAAATCTTGGCCTCGGTGCTCTCGACGAACACGACGCCGAAGAGGCGGCCGATCTCGCCGGAATAGATCTGTTCCACGTCCGAATACTTGGAAACGTCCTGCCAGAGCGCGTCGCTCTGGAGATCGTACGTCGCGTCCGGCGAGCAGATACAGATAAAGTGCGGTTTGCGGCTCTTTCCGTCGCTCGTGGCGTTGAACATGCGCGCTTTCGCCTTTTTGAGCGAACGTACGGCCTTGCGGATTTCCGTGACCGTCAGTTTGTCGTCCGCGCCCAGCGAAAGGCGGTTGGTTTTACCGCCGGCGTACTGCACGTTGGTGCCGGCGCACATCGCGTCCCGCGTGACCCATTCCACAACGGTACCGAGCTGCTCGCCGAGCAGTTCCGTGCTCTCGCCAAGCACCGGGTCGTAGCCGGTCAGGTCGAGCAGGTCGCTGACTTCGACATATGCGCCGTACTGTTTGACCTCGGCTTCAATCTTGCTCTGCGAGAGGCTCTGTCCGGCGGGCGTTACGCCCTCTTCAAGCACCAGCGCGTCCGCGTCCGGCGTGAAGAGCTCATATCTGCGGAACTCGGCGCGCTTGCCGGAATTGCGCGGAATGCTGCGCTTCTGGCCGTAGCTGGCGTGCATGAGCCGCGTTCTGGCGATCTCGAGCAGCGCGCGGTCATAAAACGTCTTGTTGCTGAAGGTGGTGGCCGCCGTATTGACGGTCGTGTTGATGTTGCTCATCTGTTTTCCTCCGTGTTACAGTCTGGTCCTGCCGCCGTCGCGGGCGGTCTTTTTCATCTGCTGGAGCAGCTCGCGGAACGCTTCGCTGCTCATGGAGCGGTAGTTGGGCGACCCTGCGGTCGCGTTGCCGCCGCGCGAGCTCCTCGGCAGCATCGCACGCTTTTGCACTTCGGCGCTCGCGCGCTGCATGGCGCTCTGCTCCGCCGCCTCGGCCTTTTTCTCCGCCGCGTAGATGCGGATGCCCGCCGCCGCGCCGTACTGCTGCATGAGGGCGACCAGAGCCGGATCGGAAACGGCGCTTCTCAGGTCGAATCCTTCCGGCAGTTTGCCTTCGCCGATCAGCCCGGCGAGTTCGTCCACCAGAGCGTCGAATTCCGTGTCCTGCTGCGCGCCGGATGCGTTGGGCGCATCCTGCGCGCCATACGCGGCCTGCATTCCGTATGCGGCCTGTTCCCCGGGCGCGGCCTGCGCCCTGCCGAGCCTCTGCTCGATCGCGTTTTTTCTGGGTTTCATGTGTTCCTCCCTGTCATAACTTGTTTTGCCTGCTTGGATTGCCCCTCGCGGCTTTGCTGCGCGGCCTGTTTGGCCTGCTCGGCCTGCTGCGCTTCGCTTTGTTCGCGCAACTGCTTGAGCAGTTCGTCCTTGCCGTCGAACATCATCAGTTCGACCGCCTGCACGGGCTTCATGATGCCGGACTGCAGCATGCGCAGCACCAGTTCGTTCTGGTTCATGGCGGTATAGCGCGTCTCCTGCTGTGCCTTGACCGAAATGAAGAACTCGATGGGCAGGTAGACGTTGCCCGGCACGCGGCGCATGAGCATCGCGCTTTCAAAGGTGTATTCCTTCACCTCGCCGTCCACCGTCACGTTCACTCTGCGCGAAAAGAAATGGAATTCGCGCTCGACTTCGATTTCCAGCCGCACCGCGTCGCGGAACGACTCGTGCAGAAGCCGCGCGGCCATCCTCGCGCGCTTGTTGCTCATCTCTTGCAGCGCGGAGATCGCCGAGGCCGCCGTGACCCCGCCGGTGGACAGGCCGCGGCTGAAGTCGTTTGCGCCGCTCTCTTCCTTGATGCTCTCGCGGATGCTCTGGATATAGCCGATCACATACGCGGGCAGCGGCGGCGTGGAAAACCACGTAACACCCGAAAGGCTCTCGCCGCGGTGCACCTCCTTCGACCAGTCGCGCAGGTCGTCCACATCGAACCCGCTGGCCTCGGTGACCAGCAGCTTGTTGTGGGAGGCCATCAGCGCGTTTTTGAGCACGATCTGGTCGAGTTTGTCGGCGTACTTCTGCTGGGTCTCGAACATGTCCACGAGTCCCAGCCCGAGGCACGACCCCTTGCGCGTGAACAGCGGCGTTACGATAAACGGATACAGCCCGTGCTCGAAATACCCGTCGGGCTTTACGTCCCGGCTGTCGGTGAGCACCTGATTGCCCGCAATCTGCGCCATATGCACGCTGTAGCGGTCGTTCTGGTCGTCGTATTCGCGCCACCAGTACTCAATAAAGAGCATCGCGTCCTTGCGGTCCCCGTGCAGGACGACGTCCTGTACCGCGTCCGGCGTGCCGAATGCATCAGCCGTCAGAAACGGCGCGGACTTTGGAAAATGCGCGGCGATGTATTCCCGCGTTTTGAGTGAAATCTTGAATACGCCGCGGCTCTCCTGCAGGTCTGTCGTCAGCGGGTCAAAGAGGACACTGCGCGCGTCCACATGCCGCACGAACGCACCGCCGAGCCCGCCGTTGAGGCTGCCGTCGTAGCCGACTTCCTGCACGCAGTACCCGCCGACGAGCAGGTCGTGCACAAGCTTGCGGTATTCTTTGACATAGCCGTCCGCATCGTGGTTCTGCCGGACGATCGCCTCGATCACGCGCGCAATCTCCGCGTCCGCCGGGCTTTCCGGTGCAATCACGGCCTCCGGCACGCGGTCCATCAGCTCCGCCTTGACGTTTTCCACCGTGCTCTGCAAAATCGGCGTAACGGGGCGCGGCTCGCTGCGGTCGGTTACCGGCACGTCGTGCCAGTGATCGCCGCGGTACATGCGCTCGCAGTCCTCCAGTCGCTGCCATTCCGTCACGTATGCGCCGCGGAATTCCTGAAAGAGCCCGTAGGCCCGCTCGCAGAGCGCCCGCTTCGCGTCCGTTTGTTTGGTTGCTTTCATCTCTTCCTCCTTAGGGGAATCAACCCGTTCAAAGTCTCGTAAATCCGTCCGCACGCGGTTCTTCAAGCGCGAACGGGTCGTAAGCGCGCGCCTTCGGCTTCGGCTTCGGCTGCGGGCTGACCGGCCTCGACATCAGCCCGTACCGCAGCGCCTCCGGCGCATGATCTTCGCACGTGCCGCTCACGTCCTCGGTAAAATGTTCGTCAAACGTGAGCATCGGCAGCGTGCGGACCAGGTTTTCGCATGTGCGGAAGATCATCAGCCTCGGCAGCGCGTCGTCTGCGTCGGAAAGATATTCGCGCACGCGCTGCCAGCCGGCGATGCGTGTGTTGTCCGCGCGGACCAGCGGCACCCCGCCGCGGGCGAACACCTCCGCAATGCTCATACCCGGCAAATCGTCGCTTGCGTTCATGCCGCGGCACTGCCATGCGTCCGGCGAGGCGGCGGTGTATGCGATCTTTTCTTTTCCCGTCAGGTGACGGATGCGCCGTGCCGTCTCGCTGGAAAGCACTCTGCGTTCATAATATTCGCGATACACATACACCCGGCCGCCAGGCGCAACGGCAAACCACAGCACGGCGCAGGGGTCGTTGAATCCCCAGTCCATCGCGCGGAACCTCCGCCACGACGCCGGAACTTCAAACGGCTCCACAACGTGCCGTTCCCTCGAAAACTCGCGGAAATACTGCCCCGCCAGCACGTCCCAGTCTCCGTCGAGATAGGCGCGCCTGAGCGGTTCCGGCAGGTTTTCGAGGGTAATGCGATAGGACGGGCTCTTCATCAGGACCGGATTGTCCGTTACGCGCGCCGGAATAAAAACGTAATCGTCCGCGCATTCGCTGTTGCGGTAGCGCCGGTCGATGAAGAGGCGCTTGACCCATGCGTGCCCGACGCCGCCGGGATTGCACGTGTAGTACATCCGCGGTGAAAAGTCGCTGCGTACCGAGCGGCTGCAGGTCGTTAAAAACTGCATCTGGCTCTCGGTGAACTGGGTGGCTTCCTCCATGCCGATTACGTCGTATTCCTGCCCCTGATACTGATACACGTCCTTTTCGCTGTCGCAGTAACCCAGCTTGATGCGGCTGCCGTTCGGAAACGTAAATACGCGGTGCGTCTGGTTGTATGTCACAAACCCTGATAATTCCGTCTGCAGCGGCCGCACGTGGTTTTCGTTCAGCTCCGGCAGCGTTCGCCGGAGCAGCAGGAGTTGGAGGCCTTCGTAGCGCAGAGCGAGTAATACGAATTTTCGCCGCATCGCCCAGCTTTTGCCGCCGCCGCGCGCGCCGCCGTAAGCGGTGTGCCGGGCGCGGGATGCGAAAAATTCGATCTGACGCGGATTCGGATACCCCTTTAGTAAGAATTCCATGTCACTCGCTCCAGTCTTCCTTGTCCTCCATCACGATCACGATGCGCTTTTCGCTCTCGTTCGGCGGCAGTTTTTCGCCGATGCCGAGTTCGTCCAGCAGCTTCGCCGCCACGCTGTACTGGAGTTCTCCCAGCAGCGCGCGTTCCACAATGTAACGTCCAATGCGGCGCACCGCGGCGGCATAATGCCTGCCTGCGGTGCTTTCGCTTTCCCTCTTGGCCTTGTCGAGAATCTCGGACTGCGGTATTCCGAGGTGCTCGCTCAGGCCTGCGAGCGTGTACGGCGTTTGCCGTACCGTAACGCTGCCGTTTTTGAGTACGATGCGTTCCGCCGTCGCGTCGCACGCGGCAAAGTACGCTTCTACTTTGCTTAAGTGGGATGTTTGTTTGGACGATTTCATTGCTCGTGCTCCTTTCATCTGCGGCGACGGCGTTTTTTTGTGAGGCCGTTTCCCGCCGTCATGGATATCATAAGCCGCCTGAGTGGTACGTGATTCTTATAATTCGCCTTTTCAAATTTCTTATAATTTTCGGGCATGCAAAAAGCGCGGGCCGTTTTTTGCCGCAGGCCGGCGCTTCTCAAACATATTGTTCTATGGTATCATTGCCTTGCGCGGGCTTTATGCAAAACACGGCCCGCACGATTGGAGACATTGCCATATGAAAAAGATTTTTGCGATCATCGTTGCGGTCGTTCTCATTTTTGTGTTTGCCGCCTGCAAACAGGACGCTTCGCCCGCCGGGGGTTCAGTGCAGACCGAAGCGCCCGCGCAGGCCGAACTGCCCAACCCGGTCGTGGAGGTAGACGGCAGCGCGGACTTCGAACCGCTCGGATTCACCATCACCGCGCCGCAGGGATCGGAAAACGCAAGCTACAGCATCATTTCGGATTCCATTGCCCAAATTGATTTTACGCTGGACAGACGGGCGTACACCTACCGCGCCGCCCGGACGGACGAGGATATCTCCGGCGTATACGAAACGTTTGACGAAACCGAGCAAAGCATCGACCTTGAAGCGGAGGATTTCCTCGTGAGCGTCCGCTTACGCACCATCGGCGGCGGTGAAAACGGCGCGCTCGCAACATGGTCCCTCGACGGCGTAATGTACTCAATGTACTCGCCCGACGCGTCCGATTTCGATTCCATCAGCGACGCGGCGCTACTGGCGGCATACGCCGACCTGCCGTTCCCTGCATGCAGCGATTTCTGAAATTTGAAGTTTCTATTCTCAACGCAGAAAGACCGTCGCCCGATTTGGGTGACGGCCTTTCTTGGTTCGTTCTTTACAACACAAAAAAAGTACGGACGGCGTTAGCGTCGTCCGTACTTTTTCTTGAATCCTTACTCCGGCTTCGGAGCGCCCACCGGGCAAACATTGGCGCAACTCCCGCAGTCGATGCATTTTTCCGCATCGATCTCATAGATGCTTGCTCCCTCGCTGATCGCCTCAACGGGGCATTCGGCAGCGCAAGCGCCGCAGCTGATGCATTCGTCCGAAATCTTATATGCCATGATGCGTTCCTCCGTATCTGAATTTCTCTAATATTATAGCACAGCGCAATGAAAGGTCAATACGAAACGCGGCGCCAGCCGCATCAAACCGCATTTTTTTGTTAAAACCGGGTATGTTTTTAACCGTTCTGTTCGGGTTTACCCGCCTGCGGGCTTCCATTTTTGGGGCGGTTTGCACCGCCGCGGCGCCGCTTGTAGTTGCCGCCGCTTTTCGCACCGGAATTTCCACCCGTTCCGCCGGACTGTTTTTGCTGCTGTGCGCCGCCGCGCTCCTTCTGCGGCCGCTTTGCCGCGTTCTGCGGCTGCTTCGGCCGCTGAGAGCGCTGATTTTGGTTCCCGCTCTGCTGCTTCTGCGCATTGTCTCCGCCGCTTTTTGCGTCGACCTGCGTACCGCCGCCATTGCCGCGGTTACCGCTCCTGCCGCGTCCGCCGCGGCGGCGGCGTTTTTTCTCCGTCGTCGGTTTTTGCGCGGCTTCATTTTTATCGTCGCTGGTTTCCGAAACGGTCTCGGTTTTAGGCTCGACTTTCGGCACCGGCAACGGGTCGCCGGGCTTGGCGAGCATTGAATAATGGAATTCGCGTACTTCGATCGTTCCGTCCGGAAGCGTCAGGCGAACTTTTGTTTTTTCTGTAATTATGTTGTTATCGACCACCATGCCAACGCCGTCCGGCGTTTGAATCTCCCGGTTGACACGAGGCATCTTTCGCTTCATTTCCTCGTACACTGCCTGCTCATACTGCAGGCAACACATCAGCCGGCCGCACAGCCCCGAAATTTTCGTCGGGCTCAGTGAGAGGTTCTGTTCCTTTGCCATCTTGATTGAAACGGGATGAAAATCCCGCAGAAACGTCTTGCAGCAGACGGGCCGCCCGCACGAACCGAGACCGCCGAGCATCTTCGCCTCGTCGCGCACGCCGATCTGGCGCAGTTCAATGCGCGTGCGGAACTGCGCGGCAAGGTCCTTGACTAACTCACGGAAGTCAACCCTCTCGTCTGCGGTAAAATAGAAAATCAGCTTGCTGCCATTGAACGAATATTCCGCGCTTACCAGATGCATATCCAGCTCATGCTGCAGGATTTTTTGCTGACAAATCCGGAACGCATCCCCTTCCTTGGCGGAATTCTGTTCGCGCATTGCCGAATCCTGCGCCGTTGCGGGACGGACGACAGGTTTGAGCGGAGCGACAATCATGGTGTCCTCCACCTCGACGGCGGCTTGTGCAACTTCGCCGAACTCCTGTCCGCGCGCCGTTTCCACGATCACGCCGTCTCCTTCGTTAAACTCGTAATCCAACGGATCGAAATAATAAATGCGTCCGCTCGACTTGAATCGTACGCCGATAACCTTCATTTTGCTTCCTTGTTCTCCTTACTGAACAGCCCTGCGAGCACACAGTCCACGGTTAAATACACATTCGCTCCGCCCGCGAGGCGCTGCTGCGCCATGGCTATTTTATTTATGATACCTTGTATGTACGCGCTTGTAAAGCTTGCAGTGATCCGTTCGACTAGTTCCTTTTTATCGACGTTTCTTTCTGCGGCGCCGCCGCTGCTGTGCATCAGCGCGTCGCGAAACACGCTCTGCCAGATATCCAGCATGCGCATGGCGAGCGCAAAGTCCCCGCGTTTGCTTTTTTTGCTTCTTTTTCGCGGCGCGTCGTCCCCGTCCTCCACGTTAGGCTGCGCCGAAACGCTTGTGATCAATTCCGCCGATTTTGCAAACGGCGCATATTCGAACACAGCCTGAGCGAGCAGTTCTACGGCTGTTTCCCGAAATGCCGCGGCGTCGGCGCCGGCATACGCGCGCGCACGCCCTGCAATTCCGTCCGCAAGCGCCGCATAGAAACGCGCGTCGTTCGCCTCCATACCGCCCTTGGAAAGCACGGCGGCAGTCCGTTCCAGCGTGTCCGCGCCAAGACGGACGATCATACAGCGCGAACGAATCGTCGGCAGCAGCCCGAATTCGCTTCCCGTCAGAATCAGCATCGTACCGTCGCGCGGTTCCTCAAGCGTTTTGAGAAGCGTATTCTGTATCTGAACGCTCATATTCTGTGCATCTAAAAAGACAAATGCACGGTTGCCGCCGTTGAATCCCTGCATTGCCGTGGACGCAAGCAGCGCGCGAACGTCGTCTACCCGAACGGACGACATACCTGTTTCATAATAATTCGGACAGTTTTCCAGCCTCTGAGGCGCATCCTGCCGCAGGCAAAATACGGCCGCCGCTCTGCGCGCAAGCTCCCGCCTGCCGCTGCCTTCCGGTCCTGCAATCAGCACCGCATGCGGTGCGCGTCCTTGGTATATTGCGTTAATCAGTCGTTCTTTCATAACCTTATCGTTCCTTTACGGCAAGAACCTTGCCGCCGCGCACGCCGAAAAGCGTGCCGCCGAGTTCATTTTGTTTCAGCAGGCACGCCAACATGTCCCGCGTAATGGCTTCCCCCGGCATCACCAGTGCAATTCCCGGCGGATATAATCCAATCGGCTCCGCCGCGATACGTCCCCCCGCATTTTCAAAAGATACGGACTCGCAGTCGGCGAACACCGCCTCGCGCAGAGAAAGCCTGCGTTCAGGCTGACCGCTCCAAATGGACTCGTCTGCCCTGCGTAGTTGCCGCGGCGGCCTTTCCGGCAGGTTTCCCAGTGCGTCGAGCAGCTTATCGTACCATTTTATGTCGTCGCTTGGCGTTGTAATGAGCACCAGCCGCCGCGCGTCCGCCATTTCAATATATACGCCCGCATCCTCAAGATCGGACTGCGCTTCATAGCCGGTCAGGCCACGCCCAGTAACGTCGATAATCAACCGTGTCGTGTCCCGCCCGGAGATTCCGCAACCCTTGGGAGTTTCGGGTACTCTAAGGCCGTATATTGCCTCAATCTGCTTTTTGAGCGTTTGAATACGCTTCACTTGCGCACTCCAGTTGCGCCGCTTTGCCATATATACCGACCAGCTCAGCGAAGCCATCAGCAGATACGATGGACTGGTCGTCTCCGTCATTGCCAGTGCGCGCCGCACGCGCTCTTCACAAATGCGGCACTTTCCTAGATGCAGGCTTGCCGCCTGCGTAAAAGCATCCATAGTTTTATGTTGAGAATGCGAAAACAGATCTGCAAAACCGCCCAACCCGCGCGGTAAGTCGTCGGAGAATGGAAAATGAGCCCCGTGCGCGCCGTCCACAAGCAACAGTGCGCCGTACCGGTGCGAAACTTCCGCAAGCTTCTCGACGTCGGCACAAAACCCGTATGCATCAGGAGATGTAATCATCACCGCGGTCGCATGCGTACACTCCAATTCGCGGGCAAGATCCTGCGGCGTTACCATGCCCAAAATCCCGCTTTCGGCATCGTACGGCGGCGTTATATAAGCGGTTTCTAAGCCCCGCAACGCCGCTCCGGACGCCGCGGAACGGTGACAGTCCCGTGAAAGGAGCAACTTATCCTGATCGGATAGTGAAAGAAGCATCGCCTGCACGGCGTTGGTCGATCCGTTGACCACATAAAAAGAGGCTTTCGCACGATAAGCCTTTGCCATTTCGCGCTCGGCACAGCGGATCGGGCCAACAGGCGCATGCAGATTGTCCGTACTGGAAAGCTCCGTCACATCCCATTTGATCAGCTCGTCACGCCAGAAACCTTTCATGCCGCGCCCTTTATGTCCGGGCATATGAAAACGCGCGGAGTCCGCGCTTGCATACGCACCAAGCGCCTCCTGCAGCGAGCGCTCTATATTGTTCCGGTGGTCGTCCATATGCTCAATCGAAGTTTTTTCCGTTTTTTCCGCTCCTTCGCCGTTACTTACGAGCAATTTTCCATTGCGCTTTCAGCTGCTCAAGGAACTCCGCGCTCGGACTCACGATGAAAATCCGATTCCCCGTCTGAGCGCGGATGACGACGGCTACGGAATCCTTTTTTGACCGCGCGGAAAGATTTCTACTCTTGCCTTCCAAATCGTTTATCTGTATTGCCGGTATAATCTGAATAATATCGGCCAGATGCACGCCTACGTCCGCACGTTCTTTTTTACCCACCACACGCTCAACCGCGAACACACGGTCGGTCAGCGTATAGCGAAAGGACGTCAGTAAATAACGATATACGTACCAACCAATTACCAACAACAGAATGTAAAGCGTAATCTGTACAAAAACACGAGGCACCGACCATACTGCGCTCAGTGTGTTTCCAGCTGCAATTATGCCCAAGACCAGCAGCAAAAGCACCGCATAAAGCACGCCAGCCGAGCGAATTGGTCCGCGTTTTGATTCGACGACTTCCATCGCGATAAAAGAATGCACTTGGTTTTCTTCCATACGAACATTATAGTGACCGTTCGCAAAAACGTCAATCAAAGCAGAGTAATTTTAAGAAATAGAAAGATTACGAGTGATATTTCATTATAATCGACAATAATCATTCGCGGCGTTCATTGCAAGTGTGTAAAAATTCATGTAGAATTCATCAGTACCGATCCTCCTTAGCTCAGTCGGTAGAGCATGCGGCTGTTAACCGCAGTGTCGTTGGTTCGAGTCCAACAGGGGGAGCCAGCTAAGTACTCACGAAATGATACAATTCGTGAGTACTTTTTATATGCAAAAAGCCCAGACTTTCTGGGCTTTTTCGGGTTCTCGAAGTATGATTGTTCGTGTGAAAATCGGTTGATTTCACCTAGCGACATAAACAACAAGATTATTTGCACCCACCCCCGATGAAACGCGCAGGAGTATCGAGGTAACGCGCGAGAGTGTAAATCGAGCAAAAGTGATTAAATCACCTCCACCCCCTCAACATGCCATACTCAATATTGAAAACCCAGTTTTTATCGTCGCGCAGCCTCCCCATATCCCCATTGAAAATGAGTGAAGGGTTGCCATAGCAGAATTCGTCTTACGGTAGTAATAAGTTTTACGCTATATCCATACAAAATTCTGGCGTAGAATTTCACACATATCATCAAATTTTGCACTGACCGCTTCCAAAAAATTGTTCTCTTTCAGAAACCAATACCAATCTAGCATCCATTTATTATTGATGAATAGCGGCATATTTGAGACCCAATCATCTGTAAAAAATGTTGGAAATATTTTCTGTAATGAGTATAACCGACCAAGGAAATGCGAAACATAGTATGCCTGCTGTGTTCCATCATTAGTCGCATGATAATTTTCGAACAGTAAGCGTTCCTGCGTAGGTAATTCTATTTCGACTATATCGTCTATTTGAGTTTCATCAAACATGTCTGTAAAAGTATATTTCCTAACAAAATAGTAGCCTTTTGCCCTCGCATTAAATTCGGTCCACAATTGAAAAGGAAGGTTCTTTCCTGCATTAAGGATATCCTCATAATCAGTTGCACCGGTGAATTCAGCAAAGTCAATATAATCCCGGACATGCGTAGTTTCATGTACAATCGTTCCGACCCAAGTAGCATTTTGGGCATTTATGTATTCCAGTAATTTGGTTTTGTTTATCAATATAGTAAATGTACCTTCCAATACGGTTGGGCACACGGTTAAGCCATTATAACTGCCCAGTGTCTCTATTTTTTCTGGCTCCTTCGCTGCATGGTCAGGTCGTAATTTTGTGTATTCCATAGCCATATTGTCTGTAACTAAGTAGCTTGCATCAACTGGTTGAAGATTATATACAAAATAGTAATCCTGTAAAATGTTAATCAGCAGCTCTTGAAAAGTATTGTCGTTATTCAATGTTACATGCCTCCATACAAAACGTATTTTTGCCGTTACCCCGAAAAATCTCAACTGTTCTCTGATTCTGTGTGATAATTCGTATATCAATAAACATGAGTCCACCCAAAGAAAACTCTTAGGCATATCGAGTAAACGCTCAAAAGTATGATTAAGAATTACTGAAATAAACAAGCCGCTTTTTGCTAAATGATGAAATAAATTGTTCAATCAGTTTCCTCGGCCCATCCAGCAAGCGGTTTTATTGCGTTAATATCCTTCTTCTCGCGTAATTGTATTGCTAGGTCATCAAAGTAGCTTGTTGCCTTATCACAGGCTAGAATCACAGCATCTTCCTTTAGCTCGCTGTGCATGGCACTAATAACGGGGAATCCATTACTAGTCCATCCAAATTGAGCATCTTTAATTTTTGTTTGACAGCCCCCAACGCAGATTGGTTCCGATAGTATAAGTTCACTTGCCAATTTAGGACAGTATCCGCTGCGCTTCGCCGCTTGAGTAGGTAACGCATAGTTGATCATTACGCTTCTAAGTTTTTCTCTTCGAGAGTTATTTGCTATTTTTGTTGAATAGTATCTGACTCCTGTGAACTCGTCTTTTTCATTGCAATACTGATAAAGCATTTGTGGAATAATATATTCTTGTTTGAATGGTGCCGAGGGTTCTTTGCATACAACTGAACAAGCAAAGATTAATGGCCATAAAAGAATGTCATCCACAAGGGAGTCTAGAATTGCCATATATGCAGCATCATCATTTTTCACAGAATTCCATATTAGTGGAATTCTATATTGATTATCCGCAAATGTTAAATTGATAAGTTTTATATGTCCTGTATTGAGAACATCATTTTTATCTTGAATAAAGATAAACAATGAAACAAAGAATTTGTCAAGGGATGGGCAACCCAATTCGACATAACAGTCGTATATAGAACGTCCAAGATATATAGACGGAAGGCCATGCACGCTGAAACGTTGATCACTTACAAGATGTCTTTTTTCAAACGGTATATGAAACATATCTTCTCTTGATATTGGAGGATTACCGTTGTCTTTCATTACTCTTGCTCGAAATCCGAATTCCAGACCTGTCGTTATGCGTTTTGCGCTTTTCCGTACAAGGACTTCATTTATGCACCCGATGGCCTCCTCCATGGCTTTATATGCGGCATATGTTTTCCCACGCATGTAAAGCGAAGTTGCCTCGATGATTTTCATTGAAAGGCATGTTAGAATTTCTTTGTTGCCATTGATTCTTGATTTCACGTAACCATCGAACATTGTAACTTTCGCAGAATACTCTTTAATACGCGCCCCAAGGTATTCTAAGAAAAAATCGCAGTTATCCCAGTTGTAACGCGTTTCTGTCACCAATGCATCATAAATCGCTAGATTCCTAGCATCTCTGTTATGTTCGTTCATATTTCTCCACCAAATCTAACAAGGTGTTCGCTAAGATTATCGTGATCAGAGATGAAATGCTATAACTTATCCATTTTTCATCGAACATCGATAAACTTATCTATATTTGGTTTGCATATTGATTTCTCGAACAAGTTTTAAGAACGAAAATATGCGCCGCTTTATATAATTTTAATAAACTGTTCTTCCTATTCACATAGAGTGATATCTTCGGACTTGCTAGAGACTAGAACTCACTTACTTCTTCTCCATATTCCCGATAATTTTCCCTCCATCAAGGTAAAAGAAGCCGCTCCAGCTACTCCAGATTTGCTTTGAGTTACCTTGAAAAAACTGTTTCTCGCCAATGCATGCCCAAAACAATCTTAGGCCTTTATCAAAAAGGAATTTTTCAAGATAATCCTTTTTAATAAGCAACCCAGTGCCAAAATTGAGTAGCTCACCATCAAATGCGACTAGAACCCCCTCTTTATCATAGAAGTATCCATCGTCTTTCTTCTGTTCGAGCTGAAAATACTCCATGATTTCTTTGCACGGTGCATCAAATGCTATCGTATCTTCTTCTGAAGCATCATACTGCTCCTCCCATCGAATTTGGCAGTAAGATGGCATTATTCTTCCAAGCGTTACTTTCTCAGCGACTACTTCATCCCAGTTTGGGTTAAGTGGTAATCCATATTCAACATCTTCACTGTTTTCTTCTGTTAGCAGAAATTGAAGCTTAACCAGCGGCTCTAAATGCTTGATTACTATTCTTTTTCCGGTTTCAACTTCGCAATCTCGCCAAGGATCGCCCAGTATGCTTCCGCAACTAGGAGCCCATGCATATTCTCGGCAAAACAGTTGGTATGCCTCAGATGCTTCTGGTAACCATCTACCGGTGAAGCCCCTTGCTTCAATAGCAGATCTAAAACGATCAAACTCATCCTCTTCTATAAAATAACCGTGTGACATTGACCAGATACTCTGGGTCCCAGCAGCAATACCGACGGAATCATAATCATAAGAAATTGGTTCGTCCTTCAATTCTTCATATTGATTTAGTTTTATCCATTCTTGTCCTTGCGAGTCAACGAGAACTAGTCTAGCAGAGTGCTCACCGAAGAGAGCACACCCTGCATTTGTCCACCTCGTGATATTGCTCGGATCATCAACATCTGTATCAATAAACTCTGGTACTATACGAGGCAATTCAAACTTCACTAAATCTTTTAGCTGACGTGAAGCGCTATTACGAGTAGGATCAAAGTCACGAACATATGGTTCCCATGCTCCCTCAAAAGCATGAAGTCTATCATCCCAGTCTTTTAAAGAATGCTGATCTGAAATCCTAGCCAATATGTTGTACAATGCGATCCACTGATATTTCTTACCAATTCTCTCAACTTTCTTTGTTTGATGCCGGCTGTAGTAAGCTGCTCCAGCAGAGGCATCATAGTCAGCAAATAATTCATCACTGTACCCCAGCGTATCTCTAATATACTGCATCGCATAATGATAAAGATTTGCAATATCTACTCCATCAAAATCGTCAAGAGCTGCTTGAAATACATATCTGCCAAAGTCTCCATACATACCTGGGATACCCACGCAATTGGGGCGCATTGAAATATCTATATAAACAAACCCGCTTCTTGTATTTCTTTCAAAATACTCCTCTTGTTTGACAACCGGGATTTCCGCTGAATGGTAAGGCGGTATGATTTTTCTGCAATCAATTACTTCTTTACCAGTTGGAAACTCAAATAACCATCGCTCTAAAATTAATCTAGCGTAATCGCGGAGCAATATATCTGGGTAAACGGTATCTTTACAAAAAACCGTTTGGTAGATATATATACAAAGATCACTATAAACCGTCTCCTGCGCCTCTGTACGCTTCATGCACGCCCCAAAGACAACTCCAAAAAGTCGCTGTATTACATATGGATCATTCACGGTCTTAAAAGCCTCAAGTAATGGTTTGCACATTTCAAAATGGCCTTTCAGCAAATCGATCATCGCTTTTGAGGTTTTATCACGGAGAAAACGATTTGAGGAAGTTAATATCCATGAAAAGAGAATCAATAGCAACCAGAGATTCCTGTTTGTTATTCCACTCAGCTCTTCACCCTTTTCGAGGAGGTCAACTAGCTGGAAAAGACGTTCTTCATCCGTATCAAACCGATTGATGAAAGTAGTCCAAAGGTAATCTCTTTTACTCAACGTAAATTTTAGCAAAACCGAATGCAATAGTTCAGCATTGAGTGGGTGACTACATTTTGTGCTGTTTTCAATCAGCACTCTAAATACGACGCTAGCAGACACCGGATGTGTATTCACAAAACTGATAAACTTATCACCATCTGCAATCTGCGACTTGCGCCAAAGAAAAGATTCTATGTAGCACTCATAGACTTGGTTCTTCACCGCTTCATCAATGACAAATTCATCCACAATATCAATACACTCTTCTCCATATGCTTCTGCAAATAAGCTGCACACAATAATAAAAATGTCAATATTCTTTTGCTCTATAGATCTTCCGCTTCCCAAAAGATCAGATTTCAAATATTCTTTCAATTCGTTTTTATCCGGATGCTTTTTCACAACTAATTTTGCACATGCAAAATCCCCGAGCAACTCATATCCCAAGGAATACCACTCAGTATCATCATGAGCAAAGCTTAATAGAATACCCGCTCTTTCAATAACAGAAACAAACTGGGGTTTATATGTCGTTAATCCATATCTGGTCCAAAATTCCAGCCCAAACAAAGCTTGTTTCTCAATCGTTCTTCGTTTGTTAATAAGTTGATAATCTGCAATATCATAAATTAACTCTTTCAAGAAAAGTGTTGACTTGCCTAATTCCAGTAAATCTTGCACCTCGCCATCTGCTTTGTTAATAATTTTCTCGAATACCGAAAATATGTCGATTCCTTCGCCATCATATACTTGACAAAATAACGTTAGAAAAAGCGGGTTCGTCATTTCATGCTGTAAGGCATAGGAAGGCGAAAATGGTATCCCGTAATAATTTAAAAACGTCTGTGTTGCTACAATAGGGTTGTCCTGAAACCCCACATGTGAAATGCAAACAATCTCCCCGTGCTCTATTTTTGATTCTGTTGCATCGTCAAAGCACAAACGTTGATAACCGCTACGCACAGAAACCGCAAGACGCACATGACTAAGGTTGTTAAGTTTGGCACAAAGTAGTAAAAAACCAGTTTTCCAAATATTCTTATTGGCACTCTCATTGATTGCGTCAATATAGATAACTACGCACTGCTCTTTTTGCTCGCCAATGATTTCAAGAGTCCAAAGTAATTCGTCAATACAATTGTAAATATTCAACCCAGTTACTATTTGCTGGATGATCGGATCGTCCGACAAGTAAGTCCACCCTAATAGGAGGAGAGAATTACCTCCAGAGCGTATCCTCTTCTCAGCTGATTTGGCAAATAATTGTGATTTGCCAACTCCCGCTTCTCCCTTAACAATAAGTACTTTCCTCTGTATAAGATGCCTTTCCGTCTCAGTAAACTCAAGAAGCAGCGGTATATCAAGTAGGTATTCAAGCTCATGGATTTCTTGTCGTATTTCCTGCCGCTTCTTTCGATCTTCTTCCTGTTGAATGGTTTCTCTCTTCATACAAGCGATTGACTCCAGGTCTCTGATTTCTGTCTCAAGCGCTTGCCGAATGATCTCGGACCAGTTAATGCATTGACAGATCGTTGTTGGCGTCACATCATCAAGTGTTCGAATAGTTGCAATCGCTTTTTCTATATAACCATTATATTTCTTGTAGCGTCTCCTATTCTCCACTAATTCGGAAATCACTGCCGTTTTCTTAGCATTTATAGCCTTAATCGCATCGTCATTCTGAGAAAACAAATCCAAATATTCTTCTGTTTTTGTGACGATGTTAAATTGGCTATTATATCGAGGGCCCATACTATCAAGACTTGCTACTAAGTGTTCATCAAACCATTCCGGTGAAAGAACTTGACGATTAAAGTAGTAAAAACTAACGACTGGATAATCCATGACCTGGTCAAGAATTGTTTGGTTAGTAATTGGAATTAATGTAATTTGATATGCACTTAATTTCTCCTCAATCCGAGTATATATGGCACTTGTTGTAGTTACATCCCTATTGCAATATAAATACAAAGTATTGATCTTCCCAGCGTAATGGCTTATGGTCGTATCTATTGAATGCTCGATTTGAGAATAATCAATAACTGAAGAAAAATACTTTGCTTGAAAGCTGATTAATGAACCTTGTTCGGCTTTAAACAGTGGCTCGATTTCAGTCCCTGGATTATTGGGATTCGAATGAAATAATGCTCTGTTACCAAAAAAGAAGCGATTAAAAAGTGAACGGCACATCAGCTCAAATGCCGTTCGTGGATCCGGGTTGCAAGATTCAAATTGTGCCCAGTTCAATCGGGGTCGTAAAGCGCTAATAGCCATCTTGCTTTGCTTCCTTTATTTTATATTTTTATTTCGCTGTTTCCGGTTAGTGTTATTTTTTTGACGTTGATTTACGAAGTATTATATCATTAAAAACATGTATTGTAAGTGAGCACTGAATTCTCACCTGTTTGTGCAAATGCATCAGCCTGTCCATTGAAGCTCCATTTTAGAGAGTAGCAGTTCGCATTCATCTAATTATACAAGATGTGCGACAGCCATGCATTGTATTAGTCTATAGTTTTTGATATAATTTGCGTCAAAAGACATGTTAATCTAGGTTTACTTGAGGGGGCAAATTAGAACAGCTTAATTAACGCGGCATTGGGAAATGTTATTTCATTTACTTTTACTGTCCAGTGCGAAAAGCACATGCTTCGACAAGAGGCTGATCTGTCTAAAACACGTAGCAAGATTCTAGATGCTTTCTGCAATCATTATATCCCAGGTTTAATGAATACTAAAACGAGGAACAGTCCATGAAGAAAGTGAACGTCGCCAAACTGGACAAACGGAGTGGCAGTCTTGCCTACAACAGGCTTGATATGCAGGTCAGTCAAGTTTTTCACTTGGCAATTGAACTCTACGATACATCCGATTACCTATTGGTTCTTGACCATGACGACGACATAACGGTATATGACAATCAATTTACCCACGATGTGGCGAGCTATTATCAGATGAAAACAAGTGACGATTCTATCACGTTAAGCACCGCTTTACGCGAAGGATGGATATCAAAGCTATATACGCATATGAGCGCACCTGAACTGTTTATCAAGGAACTTGGATTAATAACGAATTGCGTTTTCAAACTGGATAGTAAGGTCGCGCCTATCTCCGCTAGTCGAACATCATTTTCCGAATTTGGGGATGAATATGTTCAAAAAATCAAAGAAGATATAGCAAAGCGTAGAGGTGTTCCAATCAGCGATATAGATTTGTCAAAAATGATTCATTTGCGAACAACATTAAGCATAGACGCCCATAGAAGAATTGTATCCGCTGAGGCATCAGATTTTCTCGTCCAGCGATTCCCACAAATCAAAGTACAAGTAGTCAAGACAATCGTCGCTGCTGTTTTTGATATACTAGGGCGACGTCAAGAATATGAGCGACTGCCCGATAATGCCCCCTACGAAGAAATCGCCAAAAATAAAGGCTTTTCGCGAACAATGTTTGATCGAATTATCCAAGCCTCCATGAAGGTAAACATTCCAGAATTTGATCGGCTAGTTAGCATCTGCAATATTCCTGACGAGCAGAAAGCACAGGCCGCACTTGCATATTCAAGTGTTCTCTCTGATAGTAATGGAAATACCGAAAGCTTCAATGATTTGTTTGATTCCCTTGAAATAATTGTTCGAAATATTATCCTCGCAGACGAAGAGTCGCTTTGGGCGTATGCCTGTAGGTGCAAAGACGAGTTGTTGAACCAGAAGAAACAGTTGGTTGTTATATACAAAGATAGTTACTACATAGAGATTCTTTCAATGTGCATCTATCTTGCAAAGGGAGAAAACCATGATAACTAACGTCATTTTTCAAAGCATTCTCATTGTGGATACCGATAAACACGAAGCAAGGTACGTTTTTTTTCGTCCTGGGCTTAATGTAATCACGAGTAGCGAAAATCATGTCGGTAAATCATCTCTGGCAAAGTCGCTGTATTTTAGCCTTGGAGCGGAGATTGACTATGATCCGCACTGGGATAGGAAAAGCAAACTCTATTGCCTTGAGTTTATAGTTAATGAGAAATCCTTTACGATTGTACGTAAAAACAAAAGCTTCCTAATCTTTAGCGGAACCGATTTAATTGCCGAATGTACAAATGTTTCAAAGGAACTCGCGCCAAAACTCGAAGAGATATTTGGATTCTCTGTTTATTTGCCAGACAAGAACACAAAGAAGCATGTTTTGGCTCCACCTGTCTTTACATATTTACCGTACTACATCGATCAGGATACTGGTTGGGGAACAGAGCCATATGAGAGCTTCGCCAGTCTTGATCAATTTAAAAAGCCCGATCGCATCAAATCGTTATATTACCATCTCGGAGTATATGACAAGCATTCGGTCGACATCCAAGCACGGATTGATGCTAACAAAGCCGAGATAGAGCGCTTGCAGGGTGTGGCCGAACGCGCTCAAATCACTCTCGAAACTTTATTGCCCGAAATAAAACAATTGGTACCAGCTCGGGATGTGTCTGAATTGAATAAGCTTATTCAACCATCAAAAGATCGGATGAGTCAGATCGTCGGCGATTTGGCGGACGCTCGCACTCGTATCCAAAGATTGCAATCTGAGCTGCTTCAGCATAGAAGAAACCTCGCTTCCATCTCAGAGCACAGTCCCCATAAAGTCTCAACAGATAAAAGATCTCTAACCACATGCCCGAACTGCGGCTACGAATATGATGTGGAGATATATGCAAGTATTCGAGAAATCTACAATGTTGAAAATGCTGATTACCTGTTGCAACAGATTCGGTTTATTATTACCGCGCTCGAAAAGTCCTTGGATCTCGAACAAGAGCATTATGTTGCGCTCATGAAACAATTGCGCCAAGAGGAACAGTCTATCTCCCGCGCTCATGATGAATATGATACTTACATTAAGCAACGCGGTTTGATGGACACCATCAGCCGTATGAATGAAGCAATTGGTGATGCGGTTTCCAACCAAAATGTACTTAAAGCTGAGAATAGGCAATTGGGCAAAGAACTCAAGGCTTTACCAAATAAGAATGAAGTCGATGAACGGTACATCGCAGACACACGTTCTAACATTATCCGTTTGGAGGCATGGGACAACGATTATGAGGAAAAAATCGGTCTCCTCAAGCCGCTCAAGGGGCAGGGTACTCTAGCCAGCAAAATCATCCTTGCTCAGTATATCGCGTTGTTCTCGACTATGGATTCCACTGGTACAAGCCGGATACGTTTCCCATTTGTCGTTGATTCTCCTCGGACTAAAGAACCAAGTGTAGCAAGTAGTATAGAAATTTTAAATATGATCTCAGGAATTAGTTCACTTCCACAGATAATCCTTGTCACAATGGATTACAATTCATTCGACATTGCCCTGAAACACACAGCACATATCATCGAACTAACCGAACCTAGAAAATTACTTAACAGTGCAGACTATATAGCATATGAATCAAAAATAAAAGGTCTTGAGGACTTGATTGCAAATCTCAACCCGGGTAGTCATGTCAATTGACTGCTAGATATCCTATCTGCCAAACAAAAGTGAAACCCTGAGCTGATGAATTATGAAGCAAGAGTGCTCGTATTACAACATACAATCCACTAATACCCCAGCCTTAATGCAAAAACGATCTGCTTCTCTGGGCAGATCGTTATACTTTCCACCGCCACATTCCATAGTTCCTCGTCAAACTCCAAAATCGGGCCAGTTTGCTTCAACGTCTTATAAAACGCATCCAGCTCCCGTTTTCTTGCCTTTCGCTGCTCACGCTTTCCCCCGATCTCCGCAATCCGCTCCTCGATCGCTCGGCTTTTCGCCAGAAGTTCCGCGTATCGATCGTCATATTCGGCCTGCTCGATCAGCGCATGCGCGTAGGCGTCAACCAGCTTGCGCATCGATTCGGACACCGTTTCCAGTTCCTTACCAGCGGAGGCTTCTTTTTCTTCCAACTCTCGCGTGTCGGTCAGCGTAGCAATGAGCGTCCTTATATCAGCCAGCACCTGGTCTTTGTTCGCGATCACACGGTTCACCTCAGCAACAAACGCCGCCTTGATCTGATCCTCGGTCACGTGCGGCGTTTTGCATGGTTCACCATTATCATACTTATGCTGGCAGCGCCAGATCACAGTGCGGTATTTATCCGTGCTGTGCCAGACTTTTCGACCATAGTAGCTGCCACATTCCCCACAGATAATCTTGCTGGAAAAGCACCCGCTTCTGCCAACATATCGAGCTTCGCGGCGGCGCTTGAGCTCCTGCTGAACCTCGTCAAACACCTCGGGCGAAATGATCGCGGGGTGACTTTGTTCTACATAGTATTGCGGCAATTCGCCCTCGTTGCGCTTCATTTCTTTGGTCAGGAAGTTCACACAGAAAGTTTTCTGCAGCAGAGCATCACCCTTGTACTTCTCGTTCGTGAGGATGCTCTCCACCGTACCCGAATACCATCGCGGCTTGCCCGCTGGAGACAGTATCCCCCGTTCCGTCAGCTTTTTAGCAATACCCGAAGGCATCAGCCCATCAAGGAAAAGTTTGTAAATTAGCCGTACCGTTTCCGCCTGATCTTCAACAATCCGTGGCTGACCATCCGGTCCTTTTTCGTAGCCTAGAAACTGTTTGTAGGGCAGGTACACCTTCCCCTCCTCGCATTTCGCACGCTTGCCCCACGCTACGTTTTCGCTGATCGATCGGCTTTCCTCCTGCGCCAATGAGCTCATGATCGTAATCAGTAGCTCGCCCTTGGAGTCCATCGTGTAGATGTTCTCTTTTTCAAAGTATACCTCGACGCCTTTGTCTTTCAGTTGCCGAACCGCCGTCAGCGTATCGACCGTGTTTCTGGCAAAGCGGGAGACGCTCTTCGTTATGATCAAATCGATCTTCCCAGCGAGTGCATCCGCAATCATGCGGTTGAAGCCGTCGCGCTTTTTCGTGTTCGTGCCGGTAATGCCTTCGTCCGTATACACTTCGACCATCGTCCAGCCCTGGTTAGCGGCGATCTGGCGGGTATAATAATCGACCTGCGCCTCGAAGCTCGTAAATTGTTCGTCGCTGTCGGTTGATACCCGCGCATACGCGGCAACCCGGCGCAGCTCCGATTTCGGTTGATGCGATGATGCTTGGGCAACGACAGTTCGATCAATTCTCGTGACTTTCTTGATGGCTTCCATATGTTGTATTCCTCTTCCTTGCCCTTGTTTTTTCTCCGGCCGTCTTTTTCATTTCGTCCGTCCAGCTTTCCGACCGTGAGCGGTCTTCCCAGATATACTCAACGGTATGCCCGTCCCGATATATGAAAGTCAGTTGTTTCGGATATGCCGCCACAATGTGATCGACCTGCCGCTCAAAAACTGCCTCGTCAAAAGCAGGTAAACCGAGCGCTTCGGCGGCCAATTTCATGAGCGTATCTTCCGGTATCTTCTTGCTTAGACAGAAGTCCTTCCCCTCCGCAGAATATGTGCTGCAAACATAACCCGGTGTTCTGTTTGTGTTCTTTCGGATAAAGTGCCGGCCGCAATTCGCGCATAAAATTTTACAGCGAAATGGCTGATCCTCCATTTTCACCTGCGGGTAATTCATGGTACCCTTTCTACTCTCCATCAGCGCCATCGCTCGGCGATACGTTTGTTTGTCTATAATCGCCGGATGCGCGCCTTCGACCAAATACATCGGCAGTTCACCCTGATTCTTTTGTGCGCGTTTTGTCAGGTGGTCTTTCGTAAACGTCTTTTGGAGAAGTTGGCACCCTGTATACTTCTCATTCCTCAGAATCTCAGAAACGATAAACTGCTTCCACTGGCCACCTTGCTCACAAGGAACCGCTTCTTTGCGCAGGCGCTTTGCAATAGCCGTCGCGCTCTCACCAGCGATATACTCGGAAAATATCCTGCGCACGATCGCCGCTTTAAAGTTGTCAATTTCCACGGTTCCGCGAGAAATCGTATACCCGTAAAGCTGACACCAGCCGGTGATTTCGCCCTGTTCATACTTCTTTCGCAGCCGCCACTTGACGTTTTCGGATGCCGAGCGGCTTTCCTCCTGCGCATATGAAGAGAGGATGGTAAGCATCAGCTCACCATCCCCCGAGATGCTGTGGATGTTCTCCCTTTCAAAGAAGACGTCCACGCCGCGTTCTTTTAATTCCCGCAGAATATTCAGTGTGTCCAGTGTGTTCCGCGAGAACCGACTGAGCGACTTTGTAATCACCATATCGATCAGCCCCGCATTGCAATCCCCAATCAGCCGCTGGAACTCCGGTCGGGCGCTTTTCGTGCCGGTGATCCCTACATCCGCGTAGACGCCGACGTACTGCCACTCGGGATTCCGCTGGATGTGCGTTCTGTAGTAGCCGACCTGAGCAGCCAGCGATTCAATCATGGTCTCCTTTTCGATCGAAACGCGGGCATATGCCGCGACACATTTTCTGGGCTGAATGGCCGGGATCGTCGGCATTTTTGTATGGATAGTCCTTGCCATATTCCCCTCCTGTCGTGTCGCATATTACCTCTGTTTTCAAGGTTTATCAACGGTTGATCGGCACATTAAACCGCTGAAAAACGGATTGTGCTTCTCGATCATCTTATGATCAAAGTCCTCATATTCCTCTTTGGAAATCAGCCCACGATTCAGCATGCTTCTTGCCACAGCCATCGCCGTCCGATAGCGCATTTCACGTTCAAACTGTTCATGTGTCATGAGATTCCTTTTCTCCGAATCGATCCCGGATATAGCAGGCATGGCAGCAATACTTCCTACGGGTTCTTGCGTAGTCCTCAAAGGCAAGGCCACAGAAAGCGCATTTCGTTTGAACCGCTGTCTTCTTGTTTCCGTCATTCCTGTGAATGCTCCACCATGTGCGTCTGCAAGCTTCCGAGCAAAAGGATCGGCGTTTCCGCCCTGCGACCTGCAAAATTGGCACTCCACAATTTCTGCAGTATTCCAAGTCGTTTGAAGAATTCGCTTCACACACCGGTTGGAAACCGCATCGCTGGCAAACGGATTTCACCGTGTTCCGGGAAAGTCCTATAATGCTGCTGATCTGCGTGTAACTCTTTCCGGCTATCCGTAGTCGCCGGATTTCATCCTTTTGGTGCTCTGTCATCGTATCCTCCCCAAAACGCAAAAGGGAGCGCCCCGAAAGACGCTCCACTCCGTCGATATGCTGTTGTTCTTACTTCACGCCGGAAATCATCTGTTCCGCCGTGCCGGTGATCAGCGCGGAGATATCGACCTGCGCGGCGGTCAGCACGTTCATCGCGGAATCGGACAGCTTTGCCGTCGTCTTTTCGTACAACAATTGGCCGAGCGCGGCGATTTCATCCTTGGTCAGTTTTCCATCCTTGCTCGCGGCCTTCATGCCGTCGACGACCGTCTGTTTCAATTCCCCGACCGTGATCTGCGCCAGCTTGATCAGTTCCTGCTGCGCCTTGTTCACCGTGTCGAGCTGCGTGATCTTGCCGAGCTTCGCCGTCAGCCACGCGCCGAATACGCCGATCAGCGCAACAAAAAACGCCGCGGCGACGTTCACGGCGTTCTCGATCAGGATGTCGGTTGCAGCGCTCGTTCCGCCCGAATCCGCCAGCGCGTAAACGGGAAGCGCAAGCACCAGGAGTGCGATCAGTACCAATAGCAGTTTCTTTTTCATGTTGTATTTCCTCCTTCAATTCAGATAGATGTTGCCTGCTCCGACGCAAGCTCGTGGACAAAATCTTCGTATTCCTCTTGCGCGGCCTTCGCTTTGTCCCGCGCGGTCTTCATCTCGCCGTTCGTTTCGCCACGTTCGACCGCCATCGCTGTGGCCAGCGAAAGCGACAGATTCGCATCCTGCATCTTCATGGCCAGTTTCGACTCCTTCGCCCGGACGGCGGCACGCCGTTCCGTCTGCTTTCGGTCGCGCGTTGCCCGGACTTCGATCCAGACGACCAGCAGGGCGAATACGCCCGAAATGATCTCGCCAATATAATTCAACTTGTTTCCCTCCTTTTGTACTTGCGCCTATACAAACCAGTAGAACTTGTGATACATTAACCCAATAGGGGGTGTCGTTATGTCTGAAATCAATCTGTTTTCCATAGCGAACGGAGTAACGAGACTTGAATCAAAAAATGTTGCGTTTGAACGCGAGCTTCAAATTTTGATTGAAAAGAATATGCCTGCTTTTTTCGGCGTTACATTTCTCAAATCCGAATTTCCCATTACAAATGGAAGAATGGACAGCATTGGCATCGATGAAAACAACTGCCCCGTCATTTTTGAATACAAGCGCAGCGTGAATGAAAATGTTATAAACCAAGGGCTATTTTATTTGGACTGGCTTCTCGACCATCGTGCAGATTTCAAGTTGCTCGTGATGGAAGTTCTTGGTAATGACGCTGCTGAAAATATTGATTGGAGCATGCCTTGCGTCATCTGTATTGCAAGCGACTTCACAAAGTTTGATCTGCATGCGGTCAACCAGATGCAGAGAAATATCAAGTTGGTTCGATACAAGAAATATGGAAGTGATCTGATTCTGTTCGAACACCTGAATACTCCTCAAGTGAACGCGATCAGCGACGATATGCCGGCGGAAGCTAAATCCGAGCGCAAGGCTTCTGGTTCGAACAACTACACTTTTATCCATAGCTACAACAGCGTTCCGCAAAAAACGCGAGATTTATACGCCGATATTCGTAACTACATCTTGACCTTGGGCGACGATATTACAGAAAACCAGTTAAAACTCTATGTCGCTTTCCGAAAAGTTAAAAATTTTGTTTGCGCACAGATATACCGGCAAAAAATCCTACTTTTCTTGCGTCTTGATCCCGATAGTGTCGTGTTAAAGAATGACTTCATTGAAGATGTCCGCGAAAAGGGTCACTGGGGGACGGGCGATTTACGCATCTCAATTGGCTCTTCCGCCGATTTTGAGCAGGTTAAGCCTCTCATTGATCGCGCTTATAACGAGAACTAATCGTACAGCAGCTTGCAGCGCCCGCACTTGTGCCAGTACCCGCTGCCGCCCTGATTGATCCCTTCCAGCACAACACCGACGTCGCGGCCCTTGTCGTGGATCACGACACCGCGCCCGCAATACAGCCCGATGTGCGTTTCGTCGCTGGAATTCGACGATGACACCCGGAACACGAAATCGCCGGCGATCAGCTCGCTGCGGGTAACCTCGTCGCAAAGCGACCACAGCCCGTCGCAATCGCGCCGATTGTCCCAGATTCCACATTCCCGCATGAGCCAAGAAATGAACCCCGAACAGTCATGCCCAAGCAGGTCGGAAAGCCCGTATTTGTACTGCTTATCCCGAAACGCGATCGCCCGGGCGTACTCGTCATCCTTGGCTTGAATTGCGCTGTCGGAAAGGTCGGTCATACCGCTGCCGCCCCAGACGTACAAGTCGCCGATCCGGGCTCGGGCGAGCGCCACGATTGCGAGCGCCTTCTCCGACGGCGTCTCCTTTTCGATGGTTTCCGCTTCGGCCGCCGTGTCGCCGAACAACGCCGCCCACGTTTGGATTCCAATGATCCCGTCGACGGTCAGCCCGGCCTGCGCCTGAAACCGTTTCACGGCCTCCAGCGTGTCCGCGCCGAACGTCTTCTTCGTCACTGTCGTGATATGGTCGGCGTAGTAGCTGAGCTCCAGCAGCTTCTGCTTGCAAAGAAGCACGTCCTCGCCGGACGTACCTTTTTTCATGTTGCGTGTAAATTCCATATTCTATTCTCCTGTTGTGTTGCGTTTTTTCGTTTCGGCCTGTATACTTCTTTCTGCGAAAGGAAGTGGTGGAAATGACCCGTTTCATTCCAAGCGAAAAGCTCAGCAAGAAAGCAAAACGCGAACTGGACAAATCCAAGCGGCAAACATGGGAATCGGTTAAACCGGTCACCCGAAAAATCGAAAGTAAAAAACTCTACAAACGCAGAAAACCCTCGCGCTGGATCGATCCCGACAGCATGAGGGTTTGCTGTTTTTAACGCTTTGCGATTACGCAGTCCGCTTCCAGAAATAGCAGGTGACATAGGGCTGCAGATTGTTATGCGCGCTCCCGCTTCCGGTGCTGCCAATCGTGCCGGACACCGTTGCCGAGTGGATGTGCGATCCGGCCGAGCCGGTCGCCTGCGAGTTCGTGCTTCCGTTGTTCGTCATGTAGTAATAGGAAGAGCCGGAACCGCTCCCTACCTTGTACGCACCCGTCGAAGCCCGATGAGTGTGTGCGCCGTTTGAGTTGACTTTCACCGTTCCGCTGAACGAGTGGCTGTGCGCCGGCAGTTCCGCAGTAATCAGTGTGTGCGCGCTTGCGCCGCCCGTCTTTTCCGCCGTATTGAAATTCGCGTCGGACGTATCGACGCCGACCGGCACCCGCCCGGTCCCCCAGCGCGTCCACGTCCCGCCAAGAAACGCGCTCTCGTCCGCAGCGGACACCGTCAACCGAATGCTCCCGACCGGGAATACGAGATTCAGCAGCCATAGCGCGCTTGTAAATGCCAGGCCGGCGTCGAACCGCACGTCCTCACGAAACCGGCTCTGCCACCCGACGTCGAACGAATCCTCCTCCGCAACCTTCCCGACCGCCAGCCCCATGCCGGTGCTGCGCACGGACAAGATCACGTCCGCCGTGCTGAGGTCGGCATATCCGTACGCCTCGCCGAAGTAGTCGCCAAGCGTCACGCGGATATCGTAGGTGTACTGGTTGGAAAGACTTCCGCCGATCAGATATGAGCCATCGACGGAATAATCCGAAAGCGTAACCTCTGTTTCCGCGTATTCCGTTTCGCTCTTGCGCTTGTATCCGATCTTTAGCGTGCGCGTGTTCCCATTGTTGACAGCAGAGATGCAACCGGTAACCGTCACCATGGCGTAGGTCCCCGTATTGCTCACGCTGCCCGAAGCGTCGCAGCGGAGCACCGTTAACGATTGGACCGCAGGCGAATCATATGCAGTTACTTCGAACGGTTGTGTGATCGTCGCGGTTCGGCCCCGGCTGTCCGTAATCGTCGTACTGATCGTATTCGCTCCCGCCGTATTCAGTTCGTTCGTCGTAAACGAACTGCCGGAATACGTCGCGCCGTTGACCGTGGTTGAGATCGACGATACCGAGGAACCAGATACGCCGGACGCGGTAATATCAACGCCGACTTTGCTTTTTCGCTGTACATAGCAGCCGAACTGTTCCGCAATCCCTGACGCGGCTTCGGAAAGCGTAATCGCTCCCGTGGGTACGACCGAAGCGGGGATCGCCGCGGTCACGCTTTGCTGCGTGGTCCCGATCAGCGAGCCGCCCGAATAGGTGTCGCAGTAAAGCGTTCCCACCACGCTCGTCGCATTCGGGGCGGCGCTCGCTTCGTCCAAAGTCGGCGTCCACGGAACGCTCGTCGCCGAAGTTTGCGTCACGATCGTCGTCTCGCCGCGCGCACCGAACTTTGCCCGCAACGTGTGCAGGAACGATGAAGACGCCGGAGAGAGCGAAATCGTTGCCGCGCTGCCCAGCGTCACGCTTGAAACGCTTGCGCTCGTCGCACGCGGGATCGTCGGCAGGGAGACGCTCACCGAGCCGCTTGCCGAACCGATCGCCGACGAAAAGCTGCAGTTCGCCGAGAACGACAGAGTGATCTGTTTTGTTCCGTCCGCATTGTGCGCGACGGTAACTTCCCCGTATGCCGCGCTCTCCGAGGTCGCGTTATCGGTCAGGATGGTCAGGTATTTGTAGCCGGAAGAAGACGAATACGCGACGGAATACTGGGAAACGTAATCGCCCCGGTACGGAATCCGCGAGATCGCGAACCCCCGATCGGAACGGTTGTATACGGAGCTTCCGTCCACGGATACGCTCGTGGCTCCCCGCGAGTTCGTACTCAGGCTGCTGCAGTACACGTCGTACTGGGACGTATTGCCGGAGGTCGCGAGGTAGACATGGAAGCGGATCGTCGAGGTGTTGTTCGCAACCGACTGCGAAACGACCTTGTATTCCAGCCAGCAGGAGATCTTGCTCGCGGCGGTGCCGGAAAGAGAACCGTTGACGATCGTGTAACCAATGTTGATCGAGTCGTTCGGCCAGTTTGCCACATCCTCACCCCGCGATCTTTTTGAAGTTCAGGTTGCCGTTTTCGGGTACCCAGGCAAAATCCCCAATCCGCAGCGACGAAAGCACCTGCACGTCGTTAACGAACAGTTTTCCTGCCGAGAAATACGCGATTGCGTTTTCGGTCGTCACGCTCTCCTCGCTGCCGGTAAAGAAATACAGCACGTCGTTTTCGAGCTTCAATTTAATCGCCGAAGTGCTTTTGCCAATCACGATCCCCGAAGCAATCAAGCGGATGAAACTTCGCACCGATTCAAACTGCTGCGACGTTTCCCCGTCCAGCGTGGAAATACGGCCGGCCGTTTCGGTGAAGTTCGCTTCGATCGTTCCCGCCATGACGGTAAACGACGTCTGGATACTGCTTTGGAACGCCTCGAAGTCCTGCGTTTTGACGTAGTCCTCCAGCGCGCTCAGGATGATTTGCTGCGCTGACTGCAGAATCGATGTGTTCTGCGTGATCTGCTCCTGCACGATCTCCTTGATCTCGCCGTGCGTCGTATAGTCCGCTTCGATCGATTCGACGCGGTTCTTCACCGACGCGTTCTGCTGCACCTCTTCCCCGATCAGGGACGGACGCGAATCGCCAAGCACAATCGAAGTGCTCGCAGGGTTGTTCAGCGGGATCGTCAACTCGGAGAGCACATACGTTTCTTCCTGGCAAAGCGAATTGCAGGAAACGACCACCTTGTCCAGAAACCGGAACGACTCCACGTTTGCGTCCGCATTGTGCAGATCGACCGCCGATAGCTTGATCGTTTGCTTGAACCGGGTGCCGGTATTGTTCAGCCAATCCCGCCCCTTCGCCAGCAGCGCCGCCGCGTCGGTGATGTCGTCCCACGTGGTCTCTTCGGCCGGTGCGAAGATCACTCCATATTCGGCGGCGAGCGTCGAATCGATCAAAAAATTCTGCCCGCCGTTGGCGCTCTCAATCGTGAGCCGCTCGTCGCTGTCGGATTCCGGATCGATGTCCCGCAACGCCGCGCCCAGCGGGATGCAGGCGGTGTAGGTTTCGGACGCGCTCCCGTTCAGCGCCAGATCGATCAGGTTCTCCCCGAACACGATCCGCTGGGTCGACGTATCCGGCACGTCGGCCAGATAATCCAGCACGGGGTTTTCGTTCCCGTCGAAGCGGACGATCAGGTACCCGCCAAGCGAATCGAGCAAACAGGTCTTTAGCACCTGCCATGCGGAGAGGTAATCCTTCGTTGCAATACCGACCGTGTCGGACAGATCGCAGTCGCCGGGTAAAAGCTGCTGGCTCCCGTTTACCTGTTCGTTATGCGCTGCGAGGATATAATTCAGCAATTCCGACGCGGTCCCGTCGAAGGTGAACGGCCGCAAGATACTGTCCAGCAGGAACGCCAATGCACCCTCCGCGACGGCCTGCCTGTTTTCGTACAGGTCGCGTTCGTCCTCGACGACACGCCCCTGCCAGATCAGCGAATTATCCCGGTAGACTTTGACGCGGCTTTTGAGTTTCTCGATCGAAGCGTAATACGGATGCTCCTTCGGAACCGTGAACGTCAGTTCGCCCGGCTCGTTTTTCTTCTGTGTCAGCATCGGGTCGGACAGAAGCAGGTCCGGCAGGCGCGGATCGCAGAACACATACGAATCGCAAAGGATGCGGTACATCTACAGCGCTCCCTTCCGATAGACGAACGTGATCGTCCCCGTTCCCGTGATCCCGATTTCCGTATCTGCCTCCAAGAGCACGAGCGGAGATATGGTATGCGTACCGGCAGCCAGCGTCACACTGTAGTCCTGCCCGGAGACGGAAAACGTCAGCGTCATTTCGGCGGTCGTTGTAATCGTCGGCACAACCGCCATACGCGAATTCGTCAGCATAACGGTCGCCGTTCCATCCGTCTGTACGATCACGGTCGTTTCGGCATTCTCCAGTTTGTAAGGCTTTGTTCGGCACTCGAGCGAGAGCTCGCAATACCCGGCGTGCTTTTCCACATCCCCGATCATGATCCGCGCGTCGTGGTAGTACGTCGGGTCACGATCGAAGACCACGTGCATGCGCTGCCCGTGCACGTCCGCCGCGAACGCGGATACGGCGGTATCGAACGGCGCGAGAGTGTACAGTGTCAGCGGGATGACGCGGTCGGTGTAGCGCACCGTGTCGAACGCTTCCGACAAATCGAGCGCGCCGTCCCGGCCGGGAATGTCCACGAAGTTCGTCTGCGGCTCCGGCATGGGGATGGCATACGGCGCGACGATCAGGCCGTAGTCCGCGTGCGCCCACTTGCTTCCGAATCGGATATCGCTCATGTCAAGCGCTCCTTTCGTTTGCGGATCGCGCCGAGCGCGTCGTCCATGACGGGCGCAAGCCAGCCGATCGTCGCACCGGTATCCGCAACCAACTGCATGCCCGCGAGCTGCGGCAGATATCGCCGTACTTCGGTAATCAGCGTATCCAGTTTTTGTGAAAGGGCGTCGCCGGTCCCGCCGAAGGTCACGCTGTCCGGCAGATTCGTGAGTACGTCGATCGCGCCGACTTCCACGCTGGTCGGGATCGCATCCTGGATCTGTTTGTTCACGTCCTCCATGGCGTTGGTAAATCCGGTCCCTACGCCGAGGCCCATGTTCTCGCCGATTCCGGCGAACACCTTAGACGGGGACGAAATGCCAAGTACCTTCTTTGCGCTTTTTACGATACCGGAAAAGAAGTTCTTCACCTTCGTCGTCAGCCACGAGGCCATGCTCCGGATTCCTTCCCACAGGCCGCTGACGATGTTTTTGCCGATATCTTTGACGGAAGACGCCGCCTGCGCCAGCCCTTTCACCAGCGCTGCAATGATCTGCGGCAACGCGGCGACGAGCTGCGGGATCGCCTTGACCAGACCGACCGCGAGCTGGACGGTCAGCTCGATACCCATGGTCACAATCTCGGGCAGGTTCTCCGTGATGAAATTCACAATCCCGGTTATGAGCTTCGGCAACGCTTCGATTAGCTTCGGCAGCGCATTGACGATGCCCTCCGCCAACCCCTTCACGATCGAAAACGCCGCGTCAAGCACTTGATCCATATTGTCGAGCAAGGTTTCACAGATCAGCAGCACCGCTTCGATGATCGCGGGGATCAGCGTCGGCAGCGCTTCGCCGATGCCTGCGACAAGCGACGCGATCATTTGGATCGCCGCTTCGACCAGCGCGGGCAGGTTGTCGACGATGCCCTGCGCGAGCGTCGTGATCAGCTGCACCGCGCCGTCCGTAAACTGCGGAAGCGCGGCAATTACGCCCTGCAGGAGCGTTATAACGATAGTCGACGCGGCGGAAATTAACGTGGGCAGATTTTCCGTTACCGCGCCGCCGATCGCCGTTACGATGCCAAGCCCCACCTGAATGAACTGCGGCAAGCTCTCCATGAGCGCATCCACCGCGCCGCCGACTGTTTCACCGATCACTTCGGTGATCTTGTCGAAGTCGCCGCCCGCCTCGGCCAGCCCGGAGGTGAAATCGCCGAGCAAAGAAACCCCGTCGTCCGCGAGCGTCTGCAATTGCGGCAGCAGGATCGTGCCCATGATCCGCTGCGCGGCTTCCGAGCCCTGTTTGAGCCGCTGGACGGAATCGTCGAACGCGCCGAACTTCTCGATCGTGTCTTCACTGAGCACCGCGCCCATCTGCTTGGCCTCGTCCGTCAGCGCCGCAATCCCCTCGCTGCCCTGCGCGATCAGCGGGTTGAGGTCCTGCGCGCTCTTTCCGAAAAGCTGCATAGCCAGCGCGTCGCGCTCCGTTTCGTTCGACACGTTCCCGAGTGCGTCGACGACTTCCCAATAGACATCCTCGCTGTCCCGCAACGTACCGTCCGCGTTGGTCACCGACACGCCAAGCTGTTGATAGGCGTCGGCATATTCCGCGCTTCCGTCGGCGGCGTCGGACATGGATTTTACGTTTCGCGCCATGGAGCCGGTCAGGGTATCCAGCGACACGTCCACCAGATCGGCGGCGTAGGAATACGCCTGCAGTTTCTCCACGCTCATACCCGTGACGGTGCTCTCCGTGAGCATTTCGTCGGCATATGCCGCGGTGCTGACGGTCATATCGACCAGCGCTTTGCCCGCCGCTACCGCCGCCGTACCGATCGCCGCGACGGCGGCTCCCATCGCGACGCCCACGCCCTTGACGACCGAACCGAGCTTATCGAAGCGGCCACCCGCATCGTCCGCCTGATCGGCCGATTCTTCGATCTCGTCGCCGAATTCGTCCGCCTGTTCGCCCGCGGAATCGAGACCGTCGGCGGCGCTTTCCAGTGCGGTTTCGTTCGAACCGAGTTCCCGCTCCATGCCGTTGAGCGCGGCTTTGGCGTTGTTGAGCTGCACCTGCCACGCCTGCGTGCGTTTGTCGTTTTCCCCAAAAGAAGAAGCCGCGTTCTGCAACGCGGCTTCGAGGGTTTCGATCTTGTCCTTTTGTGTGCCGATCTCTTTTCGTAGGACTTGGTTTCGGGCGGTCAGCGCGCCGACCGATTTGTCCTGCTTCTCAGGTACTGTCAAGAATTATGCGCAAAAAGGAACGAGGCCGTAGGTTTGTCGTTCAGCTGACGGCAGATTCGGGCTCTGCCTGAATCTCCAGATGCTTCATGTTCATGTACTTCTTGTTGCCCCATTG